CCATCATCGATAAACCCAAAAGGAGTCATCTCTTCTTCAATATTTTTGATTTGATCTGCATACAAATCCTTTCGGATGTCCATGTCAAGAAGTTCTTTGAAGTATTCTTGAGATGTCATCCAACAAAACATCACAAGGGTCATCACCAAGTCATCATGATGACCTTTTTCTGCCTCATACGACCCTTTCGTCGAAATGAACGTGGTCAATTCTTTGATAATGTCGTAGTCTTCGATAATGAATTTTTGTTCGTTGATCAAAGATTTTAGAACAGAACAACCGATTCTCTTTACAGGCTCAGTTGTCCGAAGTCCATTTACGGTTTGACCACCACCAAAACCCTCTCCAAGAACCTGACCTTTACGACCGCGAATTGTTGTACTAAGCATTGAAGGATATTCATAATCGTTTTTGAGAATATCAGCCACTTGACCTCCGATGTCATTGACCTCAACAAAAACGAACGCTTCATTGTATTGTTTCGCTACTGGGAAGATCGCACTAGGATAAACCATAGGAGGCATCTCGTTATTCTTGAATGTAGCAACAACTTTATATGGTGTCTTTGTGATGTCAATCACACTAAACGCATGATAATCACCACCGACTCCGCGAGATACATCGACTGGAATTACATAAGTATGATCTTTTTGTGGCTCTTCATAAACCTTTAGACCAGACTCACCTGTGCGAATAGGGTCAACATACGATAGAGTCCGTAACCTTTCGGGTTGAATTAGTGTTCCCGCAGATCCCAAGAAGTCACACTCAAACTCCTGACGAAACTGATCCTCTGAGGTATTTGCAATCGTCTCCTCTTTCCACTTTTCATCTCGACCCGGAACTTGACTCCAATGCACGTTGATCGGCACATAAGAGTTTCTTCCATGCTCTGCATCTGTCCAAAACTTGTAAAACTGGTTCATTCCCTTGGGAGTGGACACCATTAGAACTTTTGTGTTTTGACCGGACGAGATCGTTGGATAGACTGAAGAGAAAAACTCATCTGCAATCTCGTACGGCACGAACGCAAATTCATCAAGAAAGATAAGGTTGAACGAACCACCACGGACAGCACTTGATGAGGTGGATGAAGCAAGGATTCGGGATCCATTTTCTAATTCGATGCTTCCCTTGTTCCATGAGACCACACCTTGCTGCAACCAAAATGGCAAATGTTCATATGCAGTTTGTAGACGGTGAAGAAGTTCTCTCGCTGTCGCTTGCTTGTTCGCAAGAATCGCAAGGTTCATCTCTGAATTGAAAAGAATGTAGTGAAGCAAATAGGAGATTACGGTGGTGGACTTACCACTCTGTCTTGGCATTTTACAAATCACGAAACGATTATCATGCACTTTTTGAATGATGTCTCGTTGAAAATCGTACATGTCAAAATTGGTAAGACCCAAATCGAGGTTTACGATCTTGACATATTTCTCTATAAAGTAAATCGGATTTTGGGCACACTTGAGATACTCACCCATTTGCTCTTGGGTGAATTGAATCTCAACACCGGCTGCTTTTAGATTTGGGTTTCCAAGATAATGCTCAATCTGACTCATTCTCATGCTCAATCTGATCCACGATCATATCTCTTTGATCCTTTATGAACTTTTGCAAGTCCTTCGTGGATCCCACAAACAAAGTGTTGTTGGTAATGCTACCGGCATTTTGATTACCAGATTCTTTTTGGATATTTTTCATCTTGTTGTGCATCTCAATGAGGTCTTTGTTGACATCTGCAACATTCTTGATAAGTTGTGCAGCGACCTCATATGCTCTTGGGCTTTCTGTCTCTGCGGCAACTGTAAGAATACCTTCGAGAGCGATTTGACCCGTCTCGATAATGTCTTTCATGTTACCGCGAACACGTTGGTAGTCTTGGTTCAACTCAATGTCTTTGATTGAAGGTTTTGGTTTTTCAATCTCGGACTTTGGTTTCTCGATAATTTCGCCGCTAACAACCGGAATGTCTAAAGCATCCGACAGTTTATCATCTATAGATTTTTTCTCACTCATTCAATTATATCTCCAAACATTGTAATATTGCCTGATGTAATACCAAACGGTCTAATTACAACAACAGGAGTGTAATCTGTCATATCAGAACTTGCACCGCTCGGTCCTGTGATGGACACATCCACCATCGATGCTGCAAAACCATTTGTCAATCCTGCGACACCACCTGTTGCACCACATACACCCGAAGCAACGATATTGACACCACCCGTAAGACCTTCGAGGAAAGCACCCGTAACAGCCTCGTTGATCTCGAAAAGGGTAGCAAAAATTCTCTTGATGATACCAGTCTCGTATATCCGACCATAAACATAAGACTTTGCAGTAAAGGAAAGAGTAAAGGTTATCGACCTTCTGGTTTCAAAGTCACCCTCGTATTCTTCATCTTGTGATACATCTGTCAACTGAATCGGGATATCCACCTTTTTGTGAACATCGGTCGGATTGATAGTGACTGTAAACTCAGGCGTGAAGTAAGGAAGAATTTGTTCAATGATCTGTAGACCATCGTCCATATGTTTTACCATGATATGCAGATCAAAACCTATATCATATGGCACTTCACTAAATGAATACTTCTTTTTAGTATCGTCTGTCGTATAGTTTCTCTGTGGGGTCTTCAGAATAGTTTGTCTTTTTCGTGTCTCATCATAGTTGATACTTGTGATCTCAAAACTCATACGAGGAAGAGTCATCTGAACAATTTCACCATCCTCATTCGCAATTGAACCACCCTGCTCAAGACGAGCAAGAAACTTTTCACGGGATCCGTATGCGAGAGGGACTCGAATGTTTTCTTTCGTAGACCCATCTGCATTGAACCGACGAATATGTAAATTGTTGAATAGTGAACCAAAGGCTACAACAAGATTACGAACTGACTTATTATTGAAATATGTAAACATTAGTAATCACCCTCCGAGAAGGGATCAGTATCGGTAAAGTCGAAGATCGAATCACCTTCAATTTGCATTTCATCGGACTTGTCGTATGGATCGGTTGTAGATGTGGGAACGATTGTGTCACTCGTCGATTGACTTGCGAACGTGCCGGTTGCATTGCTGGTTCCACCTGTAACGGTCGCACCACCGCTAAGAGTCCCCGTAACATCAGCCACCCTGAGTGTTTTGCTAGTTGCAGTCCACTTAGCAACCACCGCAGAAAAATCTGTTGCGGTAACGGTTTCACCGACCTTGAATGTTCCAGTAGAACTTGAGAAAACCAAGTCAAGTGCAAACTCTTGTCTGTCGTCCTCAACATTATCGATAGCACTGTAGTCTGTGTCGATGTCTTCTTGACTGAATTGGAACAGTTCACAAGAGAGTTTGTATGTAAAGAGTTTACCCACCTGATAGAATGGGTTCTCATGTTCCACGAACTTGATCTCAAACAGACCGTTAGTCAAAGGCAGAAAAATAAGATCGCCTTCTTTTGGTCGATCACTTCCCACCTGATCTTTGAATCTTTTCTTTGATACAATCAGCGAGCAAGAGTCACGAATCTCCAGCCCGAACTTGGACATAAAGTCTCCGTCACCCTGAAATCCATCAACTGACTCAATATACATCTCGATACTATAACCATCATCGAATTTAGAAATGGTGTCTTCTCCAAACAACTCATCTTTGTTGACGAGAGTTCGTGGTAGATACACCATGTCCTTGCCGTAGATTTTGATCGCTTCTACGGTTAGATCTTCAACGAGATCCTGCTCATTGTTTTGATGGTGAAAGTATGAGTTAGTTGCCATGTTCAACCTACGCAGAAGTTAGGTGGTTCTTCGTATGTTTCTCTCATCTGCTCTTCTAGTTTTTCAATCTCTTGAAGTGCGTCAGAGTAAATTTCATTACCGTTGAATTCAACACCACCCGGAAGTTGAATCCCAGTAAACTTTGATAGGTTCTGACCCCACTGTTTTTTGAACAATGCGGTTACATACTTTTTGAGATGTCTTTCGTTATAAACTTTTGTAAACGTCTCTGGATCAATAATTGCATATGCTTCAAACACAATAAAGTCACCGACATTGATATCATCCCAGTCAGTGTGAATATGAAGCCTCATAGTTGATCTGGTAAAGTCAAACTGAAACTCCGGATCGAGCAACTGTTGTAGTAAAGAAATATGTTGCTGAGTGATTGTGTACTGGGTCATCGTCCCACCGGATCGCAGACCATAAAAATCATTTAGTGCCAGTTGATATCTGAGATCAAAAATGTTTGTCGTGTTGACAGAAAGCGGAAAGATCCTCACCACTTGAGTTACCGCATCGTTGATATTTGAGATGTCTAAGTAACCGTTGGTCTTGTCTTCTGCCGTAACTGCATGACTAAGGTAAACCTTCTCATAACCATCGGTGTGAAAGTCATAGAAAAATTGCAGAGCATCATCGAGTCGATCCTCTAGTTGAGAATCATCCACGTTGATATCAATGACAGGCGCACCTAGTTGACGAAGGGCAAAGTCTTTGAGTGATTGTCTTGAGGTTGGTGTTGCCATTTATACTCCTCCCTGATATGTATAAGGGAGAAGCACTACCTCATACGGTTTGAGCGATAGACTGCTGTGAGATCTCATCAATATCGTAAAAAAGAAAAGAAATAGCCTCTAGTTCCTTCATTGATAGTTTTGTATCAGCGATCTCCATTACAGACAGAGGTTTCCAGTCGATCTCAACCTCATCCTGTAGTTTGTCCTCTAGTTTGCTCAGAAACTCATCGTGTTCATGTTCTTCAACAAGATATGACCCATCATCGTCTTGCTCGTAACCCAGTTCTTCAATCAAATCAGCCTGAATGGATTCGATTTGTATTAGACTCGGAGAGATTTGCTGGACTAGGTTTCTAAACTTGAGGTTTAGAGGCAAGGGTAGTCTTTGCTCTAGAAGTGTATCAAACACAGAATATGATCTGTAAAGTTTTTCAAGTGTAATTTTCATAGATAATCCTCGATTTCATCTTCAAC